CATTTTGTGTTTTAACTTGATGAATAAAGCTGGGTTTTTAACGCCTGCTTTTACAACTACTTTGTTGTTTGCTACATCAAATAATGTACCGTCAGTACCACGAACCGCTTCTACGTTAGCATTTAACTTCATTGAACCAGCAGTACCAGTTGCAACATCAAAAGTACGAGACTCTTGAGCACGGAAGAAGCCATCTGTTAAGAATGGAATACCTGCCATTTTAGCGCCCATTAACATTTTTTCGAATTCTGGTTTCCAACCTTTAACTGTGTAAGGAGCTCCATAAGGGAATGCACCTTCACCGCTAGCAGGAAGACCTGGAGATGGGTTACGAGAAATCATTTTTAAATATGCTTCCATTTCTGGATTTACAAGGTCAGAGTAGTATTGAAGGAAACCAGCTGGTGGAAGTTCAGTTTCTTTCGCCCAAACTTGTCCAACGATTGCTTCAGGAGCATCTGTACCTTTTACATATTTACGGAAGTTACCAGAGCGGTCAGATACTACACGGTCACCAGGTCGTAAAATGGTTTTAGTGTCATCAGTGCCCCCTGTGTTTGATACTGCAGCACCGAAATGCATTGCTTCTGCAAGAACTTGAGCAGCGTTTAAATCTTCTGCACCAGTTGTTTCAAATAAAGGTACTTCAATATAGTTGCGAGTGATAAGAGTTGGAGTTGTTAATGTGCTTACCATCCCGTCACGACGACGAGAGTAAACGTTTTGGTGGTTGACACCAACAGCATTTTCAGTTGCGTCAGTTGCTTGTTTTACCGCTGTTTTATAAAAACCTGTTTCAGTGTCGTATTCAGAACCGACAACCTCAGCAATTTTACCTTTAGCTAAAACTACAGTTTGGTTACCTTCAGGGCCATATTCATAGATAAAGCTTTTCGCACCATTTGTACGAGAAATAATCATTTCTTCCGCAGGAGCCATACCCTCGGAAATAACTAGGTTAGTGTGTGATTTACCACGACTAGTAAGCTTGCGATCCAAATTTGGAAATTGTGCCATTTGTAATGTGCCTCCTTATTTTATCTGCGTCCAGTTAATAGACTAATTAATGCTTCTTCGTTATTTGTAACCATTACCTTGCTTGTTGCCAAGTCTTTACTTTCAGTAACGATTTTTTCACCTGTTGGCTTCTCTACGTGCTCTACATTACGAGTAGGAGCTTTTTTAATAGAAGGCTTTTCTACTAGAATGTCAGAGATTGAATCGCGTAATGATTCTAATGTGCGAGCAGTATATTTAGTAACTGCGTCCTCACGACTAGACTCTTTACCAACAGCTACACGTAAATCTACTAAGAAATTAACTGTTGCTTCATGAAGTTCTTTTGCAAGTTGTACATTAGCTTCTGTTAATTCTTCAATAGTGTTCTGAGCTTCAGCTAAGTCATTTTGAGCTTGTTGAAGTTCAGCGGATGTATCTGCTTCAGCTACAGCAGGTTCTTCTGCAGTAGTGTTTTCTTCTACAGCGTCAGCTTCAAGATTTTCTTCTTCTGTCTCAGTTGACTCTTCTACTTGTGTATTTTCAACTACACCTGTTTCATCTGTAGCTTGTTCTTGTTGAGTAGCTTCATCTGTTTGTTCAGCAACAGCAGTTACTTCTTGTTCTGCTTCAGTTGCTACTTGATCCTCTTGTGTCACAATGCTTTCCTCCTTTGTAGTTGATTCACTATCACTTTTAACCACTACTGATTCTGTCGTCAACGTTGAAGTCGAAGTATCGGTATTTTCGCCCGATTCTTGCGTTGAAACGTCATCTACTAAGGCTTTAATTTTGATAGGATTTCTACTTTCACCGGTAGCCATTGTGTTTTGAGATAGTGAGTTACTTGTAATCATTGCATCTGAATCAGCAGGTACGTTAACCCAACTTAATTCATCAAAGAATAAATCACCTGCTACCCATTCACACATTTGACCGTCATACTCTTCACCTCTCATATGACCACACCAACCTTCATTGATGATGTCAGTACTACATACACTACACACAGCAGCATTAGTAGTAGCTCCAATAGAGACTGTTAGTAAACGACCTTCTAGGATATCTTTAATAGCTTTTTCTTGAGTGATTTTAGGAGTGACAATAATTCCGGGGCGACCGGCAGAAGTGTAATCGGAGTATGAAGCGGAGTAAACACGACCTGTAGCTTCTGTGTTTACATCATGGTTATGGATAACTGGTTTAGGGAAAGGTTGTGTCCAGCTATATACACCACTCTTTAATTCATGGTTTCCTTTAAGTTTTTCGGCAGTGTAACGGTTAAAGTTACGAGTTCTTCCTTCATGAATGGCTTCAATCTTTGGATAAAGAACCGTAATACCGCTCTCATTAGTAGATTCATTGAATGCTGTATCAACTTGTCCAATATCGACCTTAGTTGTTACAGACTCATTAATCTTCATAGGGTCTAGATCAAGACCCTTCCACTTTAAAATATTCAATTAGATGACCTCCTTATTATTGAGAACAATAGTGCATTCGCAGTTGGTATGGTGCGGAGGAATCTGATCTCTCCAACCATCAGATAGGATAATTTCAGAAGAAGCGGTTAAGCATTTCTTGCAACAATTCGGTTTATGTTTAACGTAAACTCTATCTTTCTTGCTTTTTACAGCTGATAGAGCAATTCCATAGTTGTAGGCTTCATAAGCTATGCGTTTTGCAATAAAACCAATACGATAACGGTTAGCTGTAAATGCATGTGTAATGTGAGCAACCGGAGTCTCTTTTTCATAACAAGCAGAAACTAAACGAGTGACATCTTTCATAAGTCGTTCAAATGATTGAGTGTGTCTTGAAACAGCTACTTGTACATCACCGCTTTGCAATTTTGTTAAATCGTTACCCATTTGGATTAAGCCATCTTGGAATCCATGTAAAAAGGCACGCTCTACAAATGGATTAACCTGATCCTTAATTAACTGACCTATCAATCCAGTAGTAAAAGAAGTAATCATATTTGTATCCTCATTGCGTCTTACTCGAACCTGTACATCTTCCATAGTTGTTAACCAGTGTTGTTCAACTTTCTTAGTGAACTCACCAACTTGTAATGTCTCAGACAAAGTAACCAGTTGATCTTGCTCGGTCAATTTTGAGTTTTCAGAAACTGCTACACTCTTGTTACTTGTTTCGGAAGTCTTAGGCTTTCCTGGGCTTGTTTGCTTTCCACTTTGATTCTCAGGTTGATCTTTATTATTACCTTGATTAGCTGCAGCTTCAGTACCGTCTGTACCCGCATCACCTGTTGAAGAACTAGCATTAAACATATTTGTATATAAGCGTGATTCATCAACTTGAATATCGTAACCAAGTAATTGACGCATCTCTTCGAATACAATACTGTTTTGCATAAATAACTGAACAACATGATTTTCACGTTTGATTTTTGCGTCGAATTCAATTTCATGGAAGACAAAATCAATTTCATCATCGGGGTTTAAGGTTGGATCATATCCACCTTCAAATAGAAGTTCATTGATAATAGCAAACTTAGCTATATCAGCGAAGGTTTTTTGGAAGTCCTTAACTGTGTCATTAAGGTCTGAGGATTGGTTATCAGAGGTAGATTTATTAGCGGTACCTGAGATTCCCATAATCGTGTCACTTACTCCTAAACCAGAGAATACACGTTCACGGAAATACTTAAGATATCCATTAGCATCGATTGCTTGTCCTTGAGAGCCAACTACTTCAATATTGTGTCGTTCAGGAACAACCAATGCACCATCAACGGGGATATTACGGATTTCTTCACGTAAGTTTTCAATCTCTTCATCTGTTGCTTCAAATCCTGGCTTATCAATACCTACTTTGTATAAATAAAGGGGAAATAGATTGCGGTAAATTAAGCGGGCTACATTCTCTTCAATTTGACGTAGTAATTTAACATCATCTAGTGCATTGTAAATAAACGGAACACCATAAGCACGGCCACTTGGTTTTCGATAGGCAAAATGTATAATGTCTTCGGGTTTAAACTCTACCCCGTTTCCTCCTGTGCCGCTTGATTGCTGATAGGCTACTATCTTACCTACATCGTCACGGCTTACCGTTACTTGTTGTGTTGGAAGAACAAAATATCCGGCAACTGGTTTATTTGATGTGTATCCAGTAGCGGTTACGCCACTTGGGTTGCTATTATTTTTTGCACGAGCTTTTACTACATATGCATTACCATAAAGAATAAGGTTGTCGGCAATTTCCTGTAAAAAGGCATCTGTACTCTGCCCTGTTCCTTCTGCCATTAATTTAAGTCGAGTCCAAACATAC